TTGTGAAAATATTTTCTAAATGTTTAGATAAATCTTCATCTTCTATTTTTTGAAAATTTGTTTCATCTTCATTAAAAAACCACCATTCATAATACCATAATTCGTCAGTATATTCTAATCGAAAATACTGTTTATTATCATGATAAACTGTTTGAAAATTGCCTTTGCGAAAAAAATTCATAAATTAAGCTCCACCGATTCCACCTCTTCTATTAAATTGTTGTTGAGCACGACGTTCAGCACTTGCATTAGTACCATATGGATCCATATTAGTATCAACTGGACGAATATCAATTAATCCACCAGCAGATCTTAATGCTTGACGTGCTTGTGCTGCTCTATTTTGTGCTTTGAGTTCTGGTGATGAAGGAATTGGAATAGATGGATTATTAGATTTATCTATATAAGTCCTATTTCCAGCAGTAGTTCCTGTTCTTTGTGCAGCAGTTATGTGTCTTGGAGTAAGTGGTGCAGTTCCTAATCTACTTGCAGGCATATTTGGTCCCATTTTATCAAGAGTCGCCTGTACTCCTTGTCTCATGTTTGCTCGCACTCTCGCAATTTGAGAACCACGAGGACCCGATTGTTGTGTTTGTCTTGCTGCTGCTACATCTCTTGGTGATTGGCGACCAGTTAAAACTTGTCGTAAACCCTGCCAAACATATCTGGGTGCATCCCATGGTACATATGCTTCAAGAATACTATCAATCCATTCTTCACTCATGTTCTCTAAAATAGCAAGTGCTGAATCTTCATTATTAGCATAACCTTCATCAAGTAAATGATTCAGAATCATTTCATAATCTTCTCTATATTCAATCTTCTTACGATTCTCTCTTGCTGTTTGACTTGAACCTGATTGTCCTTGATTTGTTTGAGGTGATGGTTCTTCTCTTCGACTTGCTGACTTGGTTTTTGATCTTTTTGGATTTGTGAATGGTTGGTCTCCATGTTGAGCAACAAGTCTCTTCCAAGTACGCTTATTCTCTGGAGTCATACCAGAAGACTCATATAATGAATATAATTGTGCAAACTCTTCATCAGTTAATTGTTCTAGAAGAGATTCTGCTTCATCATAAGAATCTGCATATCCTTCAAAATAAACATACTTAAGAAGTTGATGATAGTTGTAGTTTGTCATGAAAATACTCTTTTTGAGTATTTATTATTTGACTAGGATTTCTATTTCTTTTGCTCCTTGTTTTTGAACATGATAGTACCACAACTCAGCATCATTTAGATGAATAAACGTCGCAATTTGTTTTGAGTACCCTTTCTTCTTGGGTTTCAGGTATTGTACTTGGTATGTCATTCCAATGTCGGATTACACCTGCTATAATGAATAAATTTGTAATCAAATAAGTCGTAAAAATTAAAGTCCGAAGAATTGCTACTCTATCGGACTCTTGATTTGAATGAGTTGCCTTTTCACCTAATGACTTTGCCCAAAGTCTCCATAATGACTTCATTCTTTTATCGGTATTATCGTCTCAGAGTATTTATTTTCACGATGACCTAGAAGTTGAAGTTCTTCCCACTGATTTGCATAACAAAGAATAAGTAACCGATTGTTTCTGTGTAAATAACAGTCTTGTATATTTTGTGAATCTTTTGGAAAAACTTGTGTTTCAATCGTAATATACTGCCGATCTACAAAATAAACCCAACCTTCAACACCTTTTGTCCATTTTACATAATCATTAATCTGTGGACTGTACATCAGGAACTGCTCTTATGTAATTGGGATTATGACCATCTGCAAGATAACGTTCAAGAAGTTCTTTGCACTTTTCTTTTGTGAGTTGTTTGGCAGTTGGATGAATCAATTCCCATCCATTCGTGTACATTTCTTCAATGCGATAGAGTTGCGTCACGTTGTAAATGCCTCCAGAACACCAGACTCATATTCATCAACCAGAGCAAAGCGGGGAGCAGCAACTACTCGCTCCATGATCTTATTGTCATAAGAAGAATCATAAGAGACTTGACTATCTCTTAGAATATCATGACATTCAACATCATTTTCAGCAATAACGTTGATTAGTCCACCATACTCCGAAGAAGGAAACGGAACCCAGTAGTCAACGATGTAAAGATACTTCATTTGTTTGTGTAAATTACTCCTTAATTGTAGATGAATGATTCAAATTTGTCAACTGCCTTTCTAATTCAAATTTGATTGGAAGTAAATGAGAAGCAAAGAAATGATCATATTCATTTCCATCAATCAAATTATGAATGTTATGCGTCTGTTGAAGTGCCAGAATCAGTTTAGTCTTTGGGTCCATGATGCCCACTATTGCGATATGATTCATCATAGCGTTCATTTGGTTCGTGCAGAATATAATTGATGGCAATACTACCAATCATGGCACCTACAAAAGCAAAAATTCCAGTAATCATACGATAAACTCCATAAGAATGTAATCAACAGTCACTTCATATTTTTCGGCAAGTTGCTCATAATATGAATTAGTATAAGACCTTGCCTCCTGCCATTTCAGATAAGAATCAATTTCAGTTTCGGCATGAACGATAAAATCTTTGAGTGCCTGAGTGAATTGTTGAATCTCTTCGTCTTTCATTTTGCGTAACGACAATCGGGATGAGATGAAGGAAGTTCGGCACATGTTTTATCATATGCCTCAAACAGTTTCTGATCACGATGAATCAGAAAGACATTATACATGAGAATGCCGATGATGGCAATAAAAATATAAGATGTTTTCATCAATCTTCAAAAATAGAAAGTTGAGCAACACGCTTTTCACCAGGAAGTCCCTGCAGAAGATCATACATTCTCTGAAACTGTACTCCCATTTGCATATAGTACATAGAAAGTCCCTTGTCACCAGCATCATAGAGAGCATTCTCCTTTTCTTCCAGAATAGAAATAAGATCCAGAAGTTGACCAGAGGTGAAGGTGATGGGTCGTTTCATGGTGCTCCGTTGATTACTCTTGTATTATAAGGGATGAAAGGTGCCGTGTGTGAACTCAGTGTGCCAGTTGTTCAGGTGGCACATCAGTTGTGAAATTTTTCATTTTCGCATCCAATCTGTTTGCAGTATGTGGGTTGATAGTCGTTTTGGTACTTACCATAGTTCCAACCAATTGAAATACCTACAAGTAAAAAGATAATCAAGGCAATCTTATACATTTTAGAAAGAGGGAACGACATCATTTTTGAATTCAAGTTCGGTTCTGTCCATTCTCTCCCAAATAGAATACAATTTGTTGAAGAGAGCAGGAGCACTTCCATAATCCTTTGCAATCATGGTTTCTTCACTCAAATCAAGACTTTGAAGTGCATCCAGAAGAATACCAATCTCATGCACATTTAGATTCACTTGTGTTTCTTTCATTCGTTCAGTCCCAAGAAATATTTTGAACATAAAATCCAGGCATCACAATACTCCATGCACCCAGACCATCAACACCGCCAACTTTATATTCCCACTTGTATTCAAAATTGTTGTGACTATCCCAGGTCATATAACCTTTTTCCTTATCAAATCGTCCCTTAATCGTCAGTCCAAAACGATTGGAGTAAATGTTACGAGTGCGAAGTGCTCCACCAGTTTCACGAGTTTCAATCACAACACAATTATCTACAAGAAACTCTTCCTTACTTTCAAGAGCACAAGGAGTTTCATAACGAAATGGACGATAGGTGGTTTGTGCAAACGAAGGAGTGGCACACAGAAGAGTAATAGCAAGAAGAAGTTTTTTCATATTATGAGAAATGTTTGAACAGTTCGGTAAAGTTTGCCTTGCCGTGAATGAGAATACCGGCAATTGTAGCAAGGTCAAGAGAAATGAGCACAATCAATACAATACTTAACGGAAGCGCATTGGATTTCATATCACCAACTTGCTTTATACTCAAACTCCCAAGATTCTTGAGCATTCTTGAGAATCTTTTGAAGCACAGGAATGGTATGCTCCAGATCCTGATAATAATACTCATCAAGTTCAGTGCTACCGAAGAAGAAACCAGATTGAGGAGGCAACAGTTCTCCCGCTCGACTCTTATCTTTCAGAATGGTTTCACACCTCCACAGAAGATCTACAAGAGCATCTTGAGGTACATAAATGTCTTGACATTCATCTTTACCACCACCACACTTATCCACAAAATACTTGTGAATTTGATTTGCTTTCCTCCAATATGCAATTTGCAGTTTCACTTCGGCAAATTGTAGAGTATCTTCCACAACAAACTTGGTTCCTTTCATCAGACGAGCAATAGATTTCACTTTCTTGCAATCCTCTTCTTTACAGTAAGAGGAAGCAGCAACGAATTGCTTCGCATAAAGATACATGTCAAGTCCCATAATAATGCTCCGTGTGTAGGTGAGTTTGAATCAGTTACCTTCGTAATTATTGAGAATACGTCGTGCAAACTTCATGAAACCATATGAAGTCACATTACCATCATCATAACCATCCAGCATATCAGTCTGATTGTAAGTGTTCACAATCAGTAGGCAGGCATCATAGAGTGCTGCCTGATGCTCCTCTTCAGAGCGGAAGGAGATTGCGTTGTGAGTGGGAAGAGTCATTGGTGATGTCCCTTGATTACCTTGTTATCTTAGGGCATAGAGAAGCGTCTGGAGTGCTCTATGTGCCAGTTAAAAATGTGGCACAGTGCTGTCACAGAATATGTCGTTTTTCGCTATCAAAAAAAGTCCATCGAGCATCTTTCATTTTGAGACACATGAGAATAGTTTCATGTTCTCTATCATAAAGTTCCCAATCACCTTTCAATTTTGCATTATATCTACGTCGATATGCACAGGAGTATACATTTTTGTATATCTTTGCTTTTTCAGTTATTGTCATTCACATTATTTAAAACTCTATTACAACGTTCCATTTTTTCTTATGATAGTATAACACTGATTGCATCAATGAAATCCTGTTCAGTCCAGTCATTCATCATACTTTCAATTGGATCATTTTCATCCCATGTAATAGTAACTGAACCATCTTCATTATCTTCTACATTAATCATGTAAATTCTGCTCCTGTTGAATACAATCTAAGTAATGATATATTGTTTGATTTGAATATTTAAAGTTATTAAATCTTTCTGGACTCTTATTCTTCATTCTTATGAGCATATTAACCCAATCGTAATGAGTATTTACAACCCATCCATAATGAGATTCATTCATCCTACTACTCTCCAACAAACAGTTGCATTTCCTTTGCGTGTTGATTCGATATGAGCAAATGCAGAATAAGAAAGATCCAAGTCGGCATGAGAATAAGGACCACGATCATTCACCCGAACAATCACTTGTTTGAGATTGTCCTGGTTTGTAACTCTAATTTTAGTTCCCATAGGAAGGTAAGGGTGAGCAGCAGTCCAACGATACTTATCAAATCGTTCTCCATTCGCAGTTGTTTGTCCATCAAATCCATCACCGTGACCATAATAGGTTGCGGTTCCACAGGTGAGAGATGCAATTAGAAGTGCTTCAATCATTAAAGAAAAAATACCTCCTTACTATTATAAGAAATAACTTCTACCGAACGAACATTTGGTGTTTCATCAAACACCTGTTCACAAATCACGGTAGAATCTGAATTAGAATCAATTGTTTTAACAAATGATTCTCCATCCATTGTTTCGATTAAAACTCTATATTTCATTATTCTTCTGGATAAAGTTTCCAACCATCAGGGCGGATGCCCAGTTCTTCACAGCGCACCTCATAAACAATCCGCTTTAGCAAACGCAGAGGCATTTCTTGCTCAATCGTTTTTTGAATGGTTCTACGAAGTTGAGAATCTTGAGTGGTGTCGGTAGTCATTTGTTTGTAAGTTGATTAAATTATTTGCGAGAAAGAATAAGTTTATACTTATTCATCATAATATCCCTCACAAGTTCACGGTCACTACTATCACCATAGAACTGTTCTCCTTCCAGTTTGAGATTTTTCTTGACAGTTTTTGTTGCTTCCTTCACTTGAGTCAAAGTAGCACCCATAGGATGGATGCCATTGGGACCATAGAAAGCAAGAACGTAATCGTAGAATTCAGTCATTTTGGGGTCGAGTGCCATGAGATGTGTTTGATTACTTTGTTATTATACTGCCCGCATCAGGCAATTGGGGAACTTACTGTGCCACTTCCGAAACTGTCCCAATAGAACTCAACATGTACTCGTGATACAGTAGTTGTTCTTGTTCTCTTGCCTCAATTTCGTGTGGTTGATGCTTATAGTCATAATTCTCTACGGGTTCTTTACAATAACACAATTTTCCTTCTTCAACGCTCAAGAAACCCTCCACCCACTGTCGTGCATGAGTCAATTCGTGCAAAAGAGTTTTTGTATACAATTCTTTAGTCATGTGTGTGTCCAATTCAATTGTGATCAAATAAACATCATTTGGTTGAGTGCAATCGCAAAATCCATAAGCATTCTCTCTTTTCAATCCACGATGAATAATATCAATCAGAGCATTTTCAAATTCAAACTTTCTTAAAAACCAAAGAGAAACATTTTCACAGAGGCGCTTTGAATAACCATATCCGCTATGACTAAAAAGAGTTTGCATAACCAATGTAGAAACCAAATGAATGAAGAAATGAAGATGATTTTGTCTTTAGAAGTCATAATCACTTGGCATACAGATAAGAACCTGCCCAGTCGGCATTCTCAAGCAACCATTCACGCTGATTGATGATGCGAAGATCGTAGCGAACACCTTTGGCAGGTGCTTTCCAAGATGCAGACTTGTAAATCTGTCCTGTCTTCTTATCTACAAAGGCATGAACCGAACGCGAACCGTTCGCATTCATAATGATTTTGTGATACTTACGACCCGTTTCAGGATAGAACTCATAATCACAAATACCCTTGCGAAGTTTCTCAATACAGGCAATATGATAGTGAGCGTTCTCACCCTTCTCAATAGCACGTTTGTGTACTTTAATGCTGTAATCAATAAAGTTCTGGCGCAGTGCCTCACAGAGGGCATAGGTGTGCCCCAGAACGGCAGTTGCGATGTCTTTCTGTGCCTCAGCAGCAGCGGCGTAGTCAGCGAAGGTGGTAGTCATCGGTTGATTGCGTATGAACGTATTATAGGGGCACCTGGGCGGTGCTGAGAAGGTCAATATGCCAGTTCAGAATCTGGCACCCAGGGTTCATCATCGCACAAGTATCCCATCCAATCTTGAGGGTCGGAATCGTAAAGTGCAATTTCCCGAAGTTCATCAATCAGTTCAGACAGGTCCATAATGACTCCCCATACACCTTACTATTATAGCAGAAAACCCGCTTTGTGAGCGGGTCTTGTACCAGTTATTAAAGTGGCACCTTACTTATCATTCTAAAACCTTTATGCTGTTTATATTTTCCAGTAAAAGTTCCTGTTAGATTTGCTCTTTTTAAATCATATCTTTTACAAAAATCTCTTAAACTTTTTGTTTTATGTGTGATGTTATTTTCAAGTTCCACTATACAATATTCATAATTTGCATTTGATTCTCTTATTCTTTCCTTCAAATCATTATCAAGTTTTACTCCATATCTTGGGTTGTTTTGTTTATGTGTTTTCTTTTGTATTTTACTTTTAGTTTCTTCTGAAAGCAACCTACCATTCATTCCACCAGTATCACTATTATATCCATTTTTAAATGTATCATAAATTCTTATCCAATACATTTCTTTTTCGTTTATTAAATCAAAATCACATTCTTCAATCACACCATAAATGAAGTTATTTTTACCATACTTTTTTATAGCACGATGAAATTTATATTGTGAGTTAGAAGACCTACAAAAGTGGTCATTTATTCTGTATTGTAATTTTTGTATTGTTTGTCCTATGTATTTCTTTCCTGTTGAAATACAATGGACACAATAGATAGTGCCTTTCATTCTACTCTAATTTGACCGCACATATATTTATATTAAAAAGGAGGAGATTTCTCTCCTCCATCCTGATAGATTGCGGTCAAATCAGGTATTATTATTTATTTCCTATCGTAGGAGAGAGTTGGCACAGGAAGACCATTCTCCGTGGGCACATAGATGGTTACATTACCATTCTTACTACCATCTTCCAGTCCTGTGATATACAGGTACTGAAGATACTCACGATTGTCCTTCAGACTATCACCGATGATCTGGTTTGCTTTGGCAACACCAGTAGCACGAATGATCTCAGCATCAGCAAGTTGTTGGGCACTATCTTTCTTTGCTTGTGCTTCAAGGACAGCAATTTGCCGATTACTTTCAGCACGAGCAAGTTCTGCCTTTCCAGTTTGAGATTGTGCCCAAACATTATAGATTGGACCAACAACAGCATCAATCACAAAAAGCGAAACGACAAATGCAACAATGATAACAATTACATTACGCATAAAGTTGTCTTGTTTCATAATTTACCTCAAATAAAGTTCAGGGAGTAATCCAATCGTAACCATCAGGTTCTATAACAGTCTCATTTCCATCATATTCATCAATACGATAAGGACCAGAGACTTCTTCAATAGCAAGTTTAGCACACATTCCGTTTGCTTTGTCACCCAGTTCTTCTACAACTTGAACCAGAATAGGATCATGACGGGAAATATCATTCCCATACCAAGTTTGTTCGGAATACTTTTTGTTGAAAGCAATACGTTCTTCTAATGGCAAGGAATTCCAGTTTTCTGGTTGTTTGAGTTGTTCTTCTGGTGGAACCAACCAAACGGTGAACATATCCATGAAGTCACCATCTTCAATCCAAACTTCTTTGTCTTGAAGTTCCCAATAACGCTTACATGCTTCACGGGAAAGATTGAACCCACCGTATTTGGCATTATATACTACTTTTGTCATAATCAAAGTTTGAAAGGAGAAACAATAATACGGGGTTCAACATAAACAGGACGGGTTTTGCCACTACCAGAAGGATCAGAACACATCACCCAAGTTCCTTCTGCACTATCAGGAGAGAACAGACCATTAGGATCTGCCTGAGGGAGAGTTGTCCCACTCATTTCATATTTTTCTGGATTGGTGTATTGAGTAGCAGCAGGAAGACCATAACCAATAGAGTTGCACAGAAACACAGGACGACCAGTAGTTTCGGGAACAGTATAAGTATAAGTCACCAGACCATCCTGGTCACGCATTTCGATAATCTGCTTCAGCAACTTACGTTCACGGAAGTTTTTAATGGTAGGCATACCAGTTTGAGCAGTTCCTTCCCTCAGGATACGTTCTTGTTGAGAACGTTGAGCATCATCAGAGTTTTCTTCAATACAACCAGTCAAAGTAAGACCAAGAACAGCAAGTGCAGCAACAGAAACGATGGTTTTCATTGAGGAAGATTAGAAATAAAGGATTGGAGGTCAGAAGGCATAGCATCGGCAGGAACTTCTACAGCACGATGCCGAATAATGTCTGCAAGTGCTCTCTTATGTTCAGGTGATGCTTTGATGTATTCAAACTGCATATTTTGCAGTTCTTGAACAGCACCAGTTCGGAAGGACTTTGACTGTTCAAAAGTGTTCCTACGAACATTCTCAAACTTAGGAGCAAAGAATCCAGTGAAGATCAGTTCATGATAGGTGAGTCCCCAGGTTAAAGCACCTACACCAATCACACCGCCAAAAATAGCAAGAATAGGTTTCATTTGGAAGATACGTTAGATTTAAAGATAGCGTTAGCAAGTAAGATGATAGCAAAATTCTGCCAGAAGGTCAAGGTTACACCAAACCACGACAGAATCAGTCCAAGCAGCCATGCCTCAAAGAAGAGACCAACGACAGCAAGAAGCACTACAATAAACACGGCACCAAGAGCAGTAGAAGTTTTCATAGATCAAACAGCAAGGGCAGCAGAAGGGATTTCAACGATTTCGGGAAGTTTGCTATCATCAAACTGGTTCATATTATAGCACACCCACTCACCATTACGGAAGAGATAAGCATACTCTTCACCATATTCCAGGTAGATTTCTACACTCGGATCAAGGCGAGGAGGGCAATTCTCACCACGTTGAGAGTAGTATTGAGGACCATATATGGCGCCATAAGTGCCGTCAGCACTATCATCCCAGCGAGAATCAGTCCAGCAGCAAGACATATCACCACCGTCAATCAGTTCGGCAGCGAGTTCTTTGCTATTGTAGTGCGTCTTCAGGATACGACCCAACCATTCAGGATAACCATTCCAGTGATGGTAGGCAGACAGAATAGAACCATCAGAGAATTCAAAACCGATTCGTGAGCGTGTTGCCATTTGAAAAGTGTTGTGGTTGAATGTCAAGAGGGCACGGTGATTGTTT